GAAAAAACTAAGATCAAGAGAGTAGTTGACGATCTTTACCATGAGGCACTGAATTTGTAATGCGAATCCATTTTAAAAAGGTACAATATAAAAACATTCTATCTACGGGTAATTCTTTTACGACCATCAATCTCGATGGATCACCTAGCACACTGATCAGTGGTAGCAACGGTGCAGGTAAAAGTACTCTACTCGATGCTATTGTTTTTGGTCTATACGGCAAACCATTCCGTAAAGTTAACAAAGCACAGCTTATTAACTCGATCAATCAAAAAGGAATGCTAGTTGAAATCTACTTCGCAGTAGGTGGAAACAACTATATGATTCGTCGAGGTATGAAACCTAATGTTTTCGAAATCTATAAGCGCTACTTACGTTCCTTTTATGGAGCTGCCAGCACAACAACGTCGAGAAATTATCGAGGACCTGCTCGACATTCAAGTCTTTAGTACGATGGGCTTGCTTGCTAAGGAACAGATTAACACCAACAAACAATTGATTAGTGAGAATAGCTACAAAGCTGAAAGCACCGAGAATAGTATTACGCTAGTCAAAGAAAACAATGACGAGATTCGTAAGATTCGAGAGGTTGAAGCCGAAAAGATTCGTGAGAAGATGAAGTCTTACATTGAACTCGTAGAAAATAAGATGAACGAGATCGAGGCTGCCGACCAAGAAATCAAAGAGCTATATGAGACTATCGCTGACAAGAAGGAAGTTAAAACAAAGTTTGATAAAGCAAACACTTTACGAGCTGACATGGAACGCACTCGTATTAACTTTGAAAAAGAATTGAGCTTCTATCACGATAACGACAATTGTCCAACATGTAAACAGGGGATTGATCATGATTTTAAAAATAATGTCGTGGAAGAAAAATCCAAACGGAAGCTGGAGATTGAGTCTGGACTACACGATATTGCGGAACGGATCAAAAGCCACCAAGAAAGGCTTGATGCCATCAGCAAAGTCGAGGACAGAATACAAGATAAAACATTCGAAATTTCTGAGATCAAGGCAGAGATTCGATCTGCTAAGACAGCGCTTGGGACTCTTAAATGCGAATTGGAGTCGGCGGAACGAGAAGTTGAAGAAGTCGACACCAGCAAACTCCAAAAACTCGAAGCCGAGCTTGAAAAAATCAAAGCGGCGCGTGTTGAACTGCTCGACGAAAGAGAGGTTCTTGGCATCGTAAGTACTATCCTTAAAGATGGTGGTATCAAGGCTCGTATCATTAGTCAATATATTCCGGTTATGAATAAGTTGATTAACAAGTATCTTGCTGCATTCGATCTCTTTGTTGACTTCCAACTCGACGAGAACTTTAATGAAGTAATCAAGTCTCGATTCCGCGACACTTTCTCTTACTCTTCGTTCTCAGAAGGTGAGAAACTGCGTATCACACTTTCGATCATGCTTGCATGGCGCTCCGTTGCTAAGTTACGTAACAGTGTTAGTACTAACCTACTCATCCTTGACGAAACCTTAGATGGTGCTTTAGATGGTACGGGCATCGAAAGCTTGATCGAGACACTACATAGTCTCAACGCTGATGATAACATCTTCGTTATCTCCCACCGCGGTGATCAGTTTGCTGAAAAGTTCGACACTGCTATTCGGTTTGAAAAAGTCAAAAACTACAGTGAGATCGCTGCATAAAGTTATGTACATTATGGTGTACATGTGTTATAATATGTACATTATATTGATCAAAAAAGGTAAATCATGTCTGAGTTTTATACTTCAGTTGAAAGGTATGGCAAAAACATTCTATGGCGCGGCTACAAGAACGGTAAGCGTTTCTCGTACCGCGTTCCATTTCAGCCTACACTCTACCTGCACACTCCTAAGAAAGAAGGCGAGTATCGATCTCTGATCGGTAACAAAAAGCTTAACCCTCATAAGTTCGGTGAGATGCGTGAAGCTAAAGACTTTATCGAAGAGTACAAGGGTGTAGCTAACTTCGAAGTCTTTGGCACAAACAACTTCGTTACTCAGTTTATTCAAGAGCACTATCCCGGTAATATTGAATTCAACGTTGACGACATCAACATCGTCTCTTTCGACATCGAGGTCGACATTAGCGATGGCTATGCTAACGTTGAACAGGCTGACAAAGAAATCACGTCAATCGCTTACAAGTCCTCGAAGTCAAGTAAGTACGTTCTACTAGGTCGTAAGGACTACGACAAGTATCAAACGACAACTGACATCGACCCAGAAGATATTGAGTTCATTAAGTTCGATACCGAAGTTCAATTGCTGCAAGCTTTTGTTCGTCTCTGGTGTCACGACTATCCCGACATCGTGACTGGATGGAACGTTGAGTACTTCGACATTCAATATGTTGTTACTCGTATCATGCGTTTGCTTGGTGAAGAATCAGCTAAGCGTCTATCTCCTTGGAAAAGTATTCAACACACCACTCGCGAGTTCTTCGGTAAAGTACAAGGAACTTACAAGATCTCGGGTATGACGATCGTTGACTATATGGATGCGTTCAAAAAGTTCGGATACAAGTATGGTCCACAGGAATCTTACAAACTCGATCATATCGCTAATGTCGTTCTTGGTGAGAAAAAGCTAGACTACTCTGAGTATGGTACACTTACTGAGTTGTACGAGAAGAATCCTCAACTCTACCTCGACTATAACCTCAAAGATACTTGGCTGATCAAGCGTTGGCGAGCTGGTGGGCGGGTACGTCAAAGATCCTCGCCCAGGCATGTATCCTTGGGTAGTATCATTTGACTTGAACAGTCTGTACCCTCACCTCATGATGCAGTACAACATGTCTCCTGAAACTTATCTTCCAGACGAACGCGAGTGTGTAACTCAGGATATGGTGTTGAATGGTGATTTTCGTAATACGAACAAGTCAATGTCAGTGGCAGCAAACGGTGTTTGTTTCAATAATGAAAAACTCGGTATCATTCCCGAAATCATTAACGAGAACTACAACAACCGTTCTAAGATCAAGAAACAAATGCTTGCAGCTGAACAAGAGTATGAGGTTGAGACTAATCCTCAACGTAAAGCCGACCTCAAACGAGAAATCAATCAGCTGCACAATTCTCAGATGGCCATCAAGATTTCGATGAACTCTCTTTACGGTGCTACCGCGAACATCTACTTCTTGTACTATATTAACGACATGGCTGAAGCGATCACTACGTCTGGCCAGCTCAGTATTCGATATGCTCAAAAGTCTGTGAATGATTATCTCAACAGAGTACTCAAGACGGAGAACATCGACTATGTAGTCTACATCGATACTGACTCGATCTATGTGAACTTCGGTCCACTCATTCATGAGGTATTCGGCACTACTAACATCTCTCGACAAGAAGGTGAGGAGTTCCTCGACAAGATTTGCTCAACTAAGATCGAACAAGTAATCGAAAAAGGTTACGAAGATCTCGCTTCTCGTATGGGTGCATATCGAAACGCTATGGTGATGAAACGAGAAAAGATTTCAGATAAGTCAGTGTTCATCGCTAAGAAGCGTTACATAATGAACGCTCTCAACTCGGAAGGTGTTCACTATGAGAAACCAAAGATCTCGGTAACTGGTATTGAATCAGTTCGTTCATCCACGCCTGAAGTTTGTCGTAAGAAAATGGAACAGGTCTTCGAGGTTATTATGAACGAGGGTGAGACTGCTACTCAGCAATTCATTGCTAATTTCAAAGACGAGTTTCGTAAACTTCCACCCGAAGAAGTTGGTCGTAACTCTGGTACAGATAATATAGATAAGTATCGTGAGCGTAGTACGGGATCATACAAGAAAGGTTGCCCAATGCATGTTCGAGGATGCATCTTGTTCAATAATTTACTTAGTTCAAAAAAATTGAACAAGAAATATGAATCTATAAGATCAGGCGACAAGATCAAATTTGCTTATCTTAAAATGCCTAATCCTCTACGAGAAAATATCATCTCGTTTCCAGGTGTTCTTCCAAAAGAACTCGGACTTAATGATTACGTAGACTACGACACACAATTCGAAAAAGTATTTCTCAGTCCGATCGAAAGCATCTTGGAAGCAGTCGGTTGGTCATCAGAGAAGAAAGACACACTCGATGACTTTTTCAGTTGACATTTACAATACAACATGTTATAATAGGAGCAGATTATGAAACTAGTAAGATTAGTAACAGGTGAAGAAGTTATCGCAAAAATAACCGAAGACGAAACTTCTGTCACTATTGAAGAAGGTGTTATGTTGATTCCTGCTGGCGAAGGTAAAATCGGAATGGTTCCTTTCATGCCCTACTCAGACGGATCACCGGTCACCGTTGGCAAAAACCACGTAATGTTTATGACGAACCCTAGCGAAGATCTATACCGTCAAGTATTGCGTGCTACGAGCGGTATTGAAACTCCGAATCCGGGGCTGCAAATCATTACCTAAGGAGTAATCTCATGATTACGAGAAAAGAAAAATGTGAAGCACTTACTATCTTTATGGAAGAGTGCGCTGAAGCGACTGTCGAGGCTTCGAAGCTTATTAGATTCGGATCCGAGACTATGGCGGACGTCCATCGGATGGAAGTCGAAGTTGGTGACTTGCTGTGTATGATCGACATGCTCGATGAATGTGGTATCATCGACCTCAAAGAAGTCGCTTCGCATAGGGAAGCTAAGCGAGAAAAACTAAAACATTGGAGTAATTTGAAAGTATGATTACAATTTATGGAAAGGAAGCATGCGGTTTTTGTAATATGGCAAAAACGTTGTGTGAATCTAAGAATGCTGAGTACACTTACTTGCAACTTGACGAAGACTACAACGCTGATGAATTTTCTGAAAAATTTCCTACTGCCCGTACGTTTCCTCAAATTACTGTTGACGAAGAAGCCATTGGTGGTTTCAGCGAACTGAGGGAGTACTTTAATAATGTCTAAAGATTGGGTAGCAGATATTCGAAACATGCATGACCACTATGGTTTAACTGAAGTGTTTGAATCATTTGATGATGAAAAGAAAAAGTTGTTTCTTGAGTTCCGTGCGAACTTTCTTCAGGAAGAACTTGACGAGCTCAAAGCAAACATGGACAATCCTGAAGAAATCGTAGATGCGCTGATCGACCTTTGTGTTGTAGCTATTGGTACACTCGACACTTATGGTATTGATTCTCATAGGGCATGGGACGAAGTTCTGACTGCTAATATGAATAAACAAGTTGGTGTTAAAGAAGGTCGGCCGAATCCACTAGGACTTCCAGACCTTTGCAAGCCCGAAGGATGGAAACCTCCTTCTCACGAAGGCAATCATGGGAGATTAACGAAATGAACGAGCGCCGTAATTTTTTGAAACACCTAGGATTATTTGGGGCCGGCGCAGGAGCTTTTGCTGTTGCTCCTGGAGTTACTGCTGCTGTTACGCTGCATTCGAAAAGCAATTGCGAAACAGAAGGTCCACTTTGTACGGAGACTTTTGGCATTCAAAGTGGAAC